AGGTTCTCCAGTTCAGAGGCGAAGTAAAGTTTGGTAAGGTCCATCAAGGACTTGGGCATGTTCTCATCAAGCAGGTGGTGCATGATCTTAGTGTCCCACACGTTCTCGACCGTGATGCCGTATGATAGCAAGAAGTGCAGGTCGAACTTAGCGTTGTGAAATACTTTTTTGTTGTTCGGGTTTGACATGATGGCTCGAATGCAGAACCACGCATCAGAATACTCCTCAGTACCTTTCCTGAAAGGGCTGTCCTTGTGATCCAGAGGGATTACCCAGGTCATGTCCCTGCTAGAAATGGATAGCGTCATGATACTATCCGTTCGGAAGTTGAGTCCCGTCGTCTCGGTGTCAATAGCGAGAGTATCGAAAGTGATCTTCAGCTTCTCAGTCAGGTCGTAGAGATCTTCTACGTTCATGATCGCCTTGTACTTGAAGTCCCCCTCCCTACGACGGTTAAGAATATACATCTCATGAGCATTCTTAATATCAGTCTGGAATAGGGAGAGGTTCTTCGGCTCCTTGATACAGGCGTAAGGGTGGAAGATCGGAACCACAATACATTTGTGACCCTCTTCGCTCTCAAACTCGAAGGCTTTCCCTCTCTTGTTTGTGATGCCGCTCTTCCGTAGAATCATCTTCATCGCAAGGTTGCCACAGGCAAACACTAGGCGAGGCTTGATTGTGTCAATGGTGGACTGGATGTGCTGACGGCAGATCTTGATGTCGTCAGTCTTCATGTCCGCTTCCTTCACCTCAGTACACTTGACCGAAGCTGCTGTAGCAAACTTGGTCGGGTAGGTGTCGTTAAGCAGACTCATCTCCTTCTTGTTGAAGGCTACAGGAGTACCGTGAATGAAGCTCAGTGAGTCAGATAGAAACAGTGTATCGCACTGTTCCATGTCTTCGTGGTCCATGTGGGAGTGTACAGCTTTGTCTTTACAGAGGATGCTGCACCCCTCACATCTTGGGTCACCACCAGCCATATTGCTGCCAGCATACAACTTATTGAGGTCAAACATACTATTATAAGGTATGGGAAATAGATATATAGACAATGACGAGTTTGAGAGAATCATCTTATTATACAAAGAAGACCCACAAACTCACGAAGAAGATCTGGTTTCTGTCTTCGAACTCCTAATAAAAAACATCGTTGAGTCCTTCAAGTTTGAAGTGGACCCCAACGATGCCAAGCAGGAATGCTTTGCTCTGGTGCTCAAGACGGTCAAGAATTTCAAGCCCAAGAAGGGCACCGCGTTCAATTACTTTACGACGGTAATTCTAAATCAACTCAAGCTTATGTACACCAGAGAGAAAAAATACAAGCAGAAAATCGAAAACTACATCGACATCCATAAAGATAACTTAGACCTTTAGTTGCTTGTATATATTTGGTAGATAAAACTCAGATTTAACTTTACCTTTTTTAAGACGAACGAGATGCGGGACTTTAGTGCTTCCGTAAATTACAAAGCTGTGAGGCATATCAAAGCTATTTACGATGTAAAGCTTCTCCCCCTCCTCTGTCCCATCGTATTTCTTCTTAAGTTCATAGGTAAGGTTCTGGCACCACCTATCCCATTCGGAAACAAACAATATACTCATGTTCGTTTTATTTACTTTTTGTTGTGCTAGTATTTTGTTTAAATCGTTTTCTTTTTTTAAGAACTGTAAACGATACTTCATGCTTCTTCTGTATTTTCTGTGGTCTCAGCTTTTTCTGTATTTTCTGTGGTCTCAGCTTTTTCTGCATCCATAAGCTGAACCTGACCATCTTCACCTTCAACAACCATAATTCCTGAAGATTCAAGATCCTTTTGGTTTTCTTTTGCGTACTGCTGTACCATTTGAGAGAGTTGCTGGTTGAGTGCCTCGCACCCAGTAACAAAAATAGTCTTCATGAAGTCGTCATCACTAATCTCTTCAGGCTTAACTACGTTACTAAAATTTTTAAAGGCTTCCGCCTCGTCTTTGGATAGTTTGATTTGTATTTTCATTCTATTTCTACTCCGCTCATCTATGCGGAATCTCCAGTTTTGTATATCTAACTTGATACTTTCTGTTTGAGTATCCATTACACTATAATAGGTTGAGGTTTATAAACATGGAAGATAAATATGATATTTCCAATCTAAAGAAAAAGAAAAAGGTTAACAGTAGAGCAAAGGGTAGTACCTTCGAAAGACAAATAGCTTCAATACTAAACAAAAGGTTTGACACTAAAGAGTTCTCTAGAACACCTGGGTCTGGAGCCTTTGCTACAACCCACGATCTACCTAAACACTTAAAGATCTATGGAGATTTAATAACCCCACAAAATTTCCGATACTGCATAGAATGCAAGAAGGGATACAATAAGGAGAATCTCTATAGTCTTTACAATTATAGATCGGACTTTTGGAAATTTGTTCTTCAATGCGAAAAAGATTCATCTTTCTGCAACAAAGAGCCGATGGTAATATTTAAACAAGATAGACAGAAAACTCTGGCGATAGTACCCTCTTATATAATGTACTCGATTGATAAATATATAGAGATTCACAAAGGAGAAAAGAAATATAAGGTATATTACTTAGATGATTTACTTAAAGAAGAAGATTACCATTGGTTTGATTAAGGAATGCTTCTAAAAGACTTATTTGACCTTTAAGTATATGCTCTATAGAATCTGATACTTCTTGTTTATTAGGAATATGAACAGCACCCATAGCCCTCATAGATTCTTCCACAGTTTTACAAACCACTCTAGTATTTTTTCCTGATCTTTCTAGACCCACTTTCACTTTCTTTTTTCCGTCAGAAATATTTATGGTGAAACCATTGACTTCAACTTTGGTATTTTCCGAACCTGCCAAATCTTTTAGTAGCCCTGTTTGTGAGAAGGCAATTGTGAAGTCGTCTGTGCTAAATACTTGGGATAGATCTTTAGCATTCCCTCCAGTAGAGTATGCCATGAGTAAAGCAGAGTTTTTCGCTTTAATGCTATCTTGCTCGCTATTTAGACCTTTACCTAACTGTTGCATTTTGTACATGCGACCCACCTTCTCTGCTAATCGCTCTCTTGTAGACTGATCTTCTAAGTTTATTAGCTCCAAGTCTCCTCTATCGTTCGTCGTGTACAAAACATCTTGTAGAGGGCTGGAAGCTAAATCTGAGTAACCTGTAGCTGATTTAAGTCTTTCCAGCAACACCTTTGCTCGGGCTTGAGGTGTTTGTAAAGTTACTTTTCCGTTTATTGAATAAGCTTCAGTTTCAATAAATGAGTTCTTTATTTTGTCAGTATCTTCTTGAATTTTTTTGTAGTAGTCGTAGGTTTCTTGCCACTGTGCCATAGAAGAATCCCTAGTAGAAGGAGAGCCATCCCAACCAAATAATTCTTTGAGGATTCTGTCTCTCATCCCTTCTGCATTGTAGTTACTGTCTCCTTTAAAATTAGGATCCATATTTTTAAGTAGCTGGTCGTCGGAGTTTACCTCTCCCATTTTAGCATCTGTGCTAGCCGTATATCTTTTCGAACCAATAGATATTTTCCATTCACCGTCTTCTTGATAAGGTTCAACTAAAAGTTTTTTTCCCGCCTCTATCGCGGATTGCTCGTTTTCAAAAACTGCGATGACATCATCCCTATCGCCTCCCGCTGCCTTGCCCCCTCCAGTCCTGTCGGCTCTGGAAGCCTTCAAGGAGTCTACGAACCCGTTCACTAATGATAGCTCTTTGTATAAATATTGTTTAAACGCAGGGGCACTGTTCAAAACTTCAAACAATTCTTTTTGATATTCAGCTTCACCAAAAAGTTCTAGATCCAACGTAAATTCCTCTTCCCCACCATACTTAGAAACAATTTGCTCTAAGTCAGCCCGCTTCTCCCTGATCAAACTTTTAAACTCTTCAGCTATCTTTTTTCTTTCCTCTTGTGTTTTTGCTCCTTTGATGTTTATGGCAAAAACTTTTATATCTTCAAAGAAAGTTCCTCTGATACCGTTTAAAGCATTTGAATTAACCGAATCAGTTGGAACCACGGTCAGATCAGACCTAGTTTTTCCGCATAGAGACTCAATCTTATTTAAAGCTCCATCAATAAACTTATTAACTGTAGGAAAAACTAAACTTTCTGTTTTGTCAGCGCCGTAGATCACGGGCTTGTCTTTATACATTCCGATTAAAGGGTTCTGTTCATTACCTACTTTTTGACAAAACTCTTTTGCTTGCTCAGATCCGGCAACTATTCCAGGAGAAGCTGCTAGAAGCATAAATTTCCTCGCCATAGACTCTGCTTGAGCCGGGGATACCTTATCTCCTTTCTTAGATTTAGTTCCGTCTTGATTAAGTTTTCTTACTTCACCTTGAAGTATTTGCTTTAAAAATCCTCCGCGCTTAGTCGAGAAGTTACCTTTCACTATTTGAGCTAAAGCAACATCGTCCGACATGTCAATTATTTTGTCGTATATTAACTCTTGTATTCTCTTAAACCCAATGGAAAGAATGTTTCCTGTTTCTTCGTACTCAGTGCCTTCTACACTCCCAAGTATGGTTTTATTTTTTCTTTTTTCTTCAAGTTCTGCTTGCTTTTTAGCGATCTCCGCATCCATTTTCATGTCTTCTGTGGACGCTTCACCTGAACCTTCTTCTCCTTTGGGAGCCCAAGCTCCTAATAGCTTTACTGAATAGCTACCCGAATGAGTTTTATTAGGACTAATTACGTTGGAGTAGTTAGTAGAATTTACTATTTTTGCTGGAGCATTTCCTCCCTCAATCTTAACTGAATTTGGTTTATCTTCTACAGGGGTTACGGACATGTTTCCCTTTCGTCCTAAACCTGTTTGAGGTTGTCCTGCCGCTGCTGCTTTGATCGCTGTGTCGATTTCACCAAAGGCTCTCATTTGATCAGCAGAATAATCATGAGCCTCGTTAAGGAAAGTAAGCTTATAAGTTCTCTTCTTAAGCTTACCGTAACTCTCCAGTAATTCAGAAAAATAATCCATATCTTATTATAGATGAAAAAAATAGCCCCGCCCACACAGGTAAAGGACGGGGCTAAAAACCTAATTTAAACTCACTGCGTAGGGTTTGCGTAGTTGTATACGTTCATGAAGTCGTACTTGAAGTTCACCGTAAGCATGTGGAAGTCGTTAGTAGCATAGTTGAATTCCGCAGCTTGCCATGATGTTGGGTAGACTCCGTAAAGCTCAATCGTTGAGTGAGGAGTTAGTGTGTTGTCTAACTGAACAATCTCAAGCTTGTCCGCCTTGAATGTGTTACCAGCCCCACCACCCGGCTGTGAGCTTTTGGTCATCTCGCCTGTGAGTGGATCGTAAGTATGGCGGAAGTATCGGTAAAGGTCAGAAGCAGTCTCACGAAGATAGAGGTTATCGAAGTCGATGGTAAGCTCACCCGGAGTAGTTTTTCCTGGATAGTGAAGCTTATCGTTTACTCGATCAACCACTATGGCTTCGTTTTTCATTTCTATTCCGCCAACTTTTTTACAGGCTAACGTAAGGTCAGGCACGTTGGTGATATCATTGGGCAGTCCAAAGAAATGAGCTTCGAACTGATACGCCCGCACTGAATCAAGGTCAGTTGAAACGGTAGGAAGCCCCTGACCCGGAGTGAAATCTCTACCGTATTTTGTCTTGTAATATGATGTTGCCATTAATTAAATCCTCAGAGGGTTCCTAGATCAGCGGACTGATTGGTTAGGTTGATCTCAAACACAATGACCTCTGCGGTCTTGGTGGGCTTGAGAAGAACTTTTGTCCAAAGTTCATTTCTATCGACGCGGAGCGGTGTGTTAGTTGTTTCGTCACAAACAACACGGAACTCCGAAATACCCCGTCTTCTTCTGATGTCATCAAGGAAGGGGTTAACAACTCCTTCAATTTGTGACCAAGTGAACTCGTCGTTTGGCTCGAACACAAAACGCTGAGTGGCTGCAAGTATGACCTTCCGCACATAAATGAGGAGGCGTCTTACGTTAATTCTATCTAGTGAGCTTGGCTCTCTTTGAGCAGTTCTTTGCCCGAAGATGGTTAGGCCCTGCTGCGGGAAAGCGACGATTGGGTTGATGACATTACCGCCGCTGTAAAGGCTGTCTCTATCGCCTTGGTTGAGTTTGACCTCAACCTCGGTGGGCTTGGTTAGTCTACCTCTCTGGAATCCTGCTGGAGCAAACCAAGTGTCTGAGACACCATCAGTGTAGGCCATTTGTCTTGCCGCAAAGATAGTGGGATCATAGAACCTATCGACTCCATCAAAAGTGCTAAACACTTTCACCCAAGGCCAGTAGACCGCAGCATAAGAACTATTGATTGCCACTGTTCTTGAATCAGTGGTTGCTGCCTGTCCATTACTCCAGTCGATGGCATCCTGAACTGTGCCGACTGCATAAGGAGGAGATAGTAGAGCGAGCATTCCTTGAGTTCTTTCAGCAAGACTTACTAGGGCGTTTTGTACAGCCTGCGTATTTACACCAGGAACAAGAGCCACACCCACGTTGAGAACAGGGTCGTCGAGAGCTTGCATACCTGTTTTAGGATCTTCTGCCTGACTACCAATTAGGGCGACAGATCTCCCATCTTCGTCAGCAGCGATACCGTTGCTTCCATTAGCTAGATTAGTAGCAGTGGCACCAACCAGCTTATTAAATCTACCACCTTCTCCAGTCACAGTTGTTGTGGTGGATAAGCCAGCCCCATGTCTAAAGGTCATCTCGTAAGAACCTGCAACGAGTGAGTTTAATAGGTCAGAGAAGTGAGTTAGTGCAGTTACATTGGCGTCTAAATCGTCGCGGAAGATGTTAGCTTTTATAACTCTAGAAACGGCGTTTGTTTCCCCGGTATTAATTACATTTTCTAAGAATGCTCCTGAGGCTACCAAGCTTGCTTTGAAAGTCTCCAAGGAAACGCCATCCTCATTGACAGCCACCACAAAGTTTTGCGAACCAACCGAATCTAATGCTATTGAATTTCCGCTAAGATCTCCGTTCGGTTTAGTGCCCCCGTTGTATCCTTCTCCTGGGAACAAGGACTGCACAAGATAGTTTATAGAGTTTGTTCCTGTGGTTATCGCCTGACTACCTCCAATTTGGATTGATGATGCAAACGAACCTGAAATACCGTAGTCAGTAATTCCTGATGCAGGGTGTATGAATTTAAGAGCAGAAACCCCTTTGGTCGCATCAAAAGATGTTCCTGAACAAGCAGTTACCTCTAGAGAAGCACCTGAACCAGCAAAGCTACCAACAATTGCTCCAGATAAACCAAGGTTTTGATCGAAAACACCTGCATCAAAAACACCAACTTTATCAGAGTCTAAAGCACCACCGATAACTGAGCGCAGTGCTGCTGATTGAGACCTAGCACTTGGAACATTGACAACAAAGTCTCTACCAAGACCTCCGTTATCAATAAACTGCGATACTCCGTTAGCGTCTTTGACTTGAATCCTAAACGTAATTGGTTTTTCGATACCCCAACGACTCCCCGCTTCGTTGTCACCTTTACCAGAAACGGCGATGGCAGGACAAGAACCAATAGAGATTGTAGCAGAGGCATCTACAGCATTTTCATCGGCGCAACGCACAAAGTAAACTGCATTTGTTTGTTCAAGAATCTCAAGAGCACCCTCAAGACCTTGGCCGTTAATAGCTTCGCTAGGCTCACCAAAAATTCTAACAAGTGCAGCTTGGTCTGTTATGAGAGTAGCTTTGTTTATAGGACCTTTAGAAGCAAAACCTACAATACCTACAATAGATGTATTGATTGATGGTGCGAAGTCTGAAATATCCTTCTCAACTGTGTAAACACCGGGGCTTAAATAATTTGGCATAATTTATCTCCTATGCGTTGGAAATTTTAAACATCCTACGTCTATGTAGAGTTTTTAGTTGTTCCGTAATATAGTGCTCGGGAACCACTATACTTTCCCCCGGCTGCATCCATTTGGCCTGAGCACCCTTTTCGGTGCGAAAGTAAACCGTAAATGCTTGTAGACAATCATTTTTTACTACCTTCATGATCATTTCCTTCCTTAGTATGTAGAGTTCTAGTTTAAGTTTTTTACTACTTTTTTTATGGCACAAAAACTTTTACTGAAGTAGCCACCATTGTCGCGGTCCCATGAACAGTGTCCCCATGAGGAGCTACCGAATCACCATTTACGCTAATAACTGCGTTATTAACTCGAACTTTAGGACTTCCTGGCCCAAGTATAGCTCCCACTGCTGCGGAAGTAATCACCGTGCATACACTTCTATTGTTGATAAGAACATTTGATGTGCTTGTAGCTGTGTCCGTACAGGTAGCTATATCTCCGTTTAAAACAGGGCTTCTCATGGCAACTTAACCTCAGTCTTGAATTCTTCTATTTTACCCGTGGAGGTTACTAAGAACTTTGGATTGGGAACATAGGTTCTAAGGACCACGTTGAAAGTTTTTTTGATGATTCGGTCCTCCTTGTCCCCTGCCGTGATTGAGCCGACATCCTCTTCGGTATCCAAGAATGCTTTGGCGATGGTTGAGAACTCAGTAGGCACGTTCATCTCAGGGTTGAATTTCAGTCGGATCTGCTCTAGAATCTGATCCATGTCTGCCATGTACTTACACCAGACGTTTACTTGATAGTTAATATTTACTGGTCTTGGAGCAAGGCTTAGAACTCGGAAAGCTCGATTCTTTTCAGCGTCCCAATACTTTTCGTTAACAAGTACACTCTCTTGCCTTCTTCTAGCATCGTCATTAGCCGTTGTAGTTTGAGAAATAGTTAGCATCGGTAAGACGATATTCTCTTCTTGCTTAAGTTTGGCAATAGCTCTTTCTGCATTGGCATGAAGACATTTAATATCTTTAAATTTATCTTCTGAGGAGATATAACCGATGTCATTAAAGGCAGAGATCATTGCACGAAGAGAATCCCTATAAACGAAAGAAATGTTCTGTTTGGCCTGGGTCATCTTGAAGATCTTTCTTCTAACATCACCCTCCCTAGTAGGATAGTATTTATTTCTACTCTCATTACTGCTAGTGTCCCAACTGAGTATAGATTCTATTGAATTGTTTCTTGTCATAGCTCTTCGATGGCTCCTCCATACCCGCCTAGTTCATCACTAACCTTTGAGAGAGGGGTGTCCTGAACCTCTGTACTATCGCGGAGGAGCTTGGCAGAGCACACTAAGTGATAAACGCCGTACGCCTCAAAGCTATCTTCAACCACCTCGAAGATCTCATACTTCTGCTCTTGAAACATAGGCTTGATTACGTCACCAGGAATGACGGACCTACCAAGCTTGGTCTCAATGTAGCTCTTGTTAAACGTAAATAGCTGATCGTTAGTAAGCTCAATACCGAACTGGGTAAGCTCCTCTGACATGGAGATAGGATCGTAGTGCCCATGAACTGTGATGGGTGTCTTGGACAGCACCTTGCTTCTCTCCTCTCGATACACATCGTCGTAGTTGTCTGACTGGTAATACTTATAGAAGTGAAACTTGGAGCCAGCTAGACGAATCATCTCATCATCTACAAGGTTGAACAGGTTGATGTCAGGGTTGTCCTGATCAAATAGACTAAGAGCACTGTCATCCGTATCTATGTCTGGCAGTGCTGGTAGCTTAGTCGTTACCTTGTAGTTCTTGTTGGTCATCAGGGACGACTACCTTTCGGATACTTAATATTTTTTGGCATTCTTAGAGACCCATCGGGCTTACGAACAGGGGATTTTGCAGGTCTCCTTCCTGCTGCTCTTGCAGCAGTGGCGTTCTTTTTTAGTTCATCTGGTTCATTAAAAGGAGAAACCGGATCCATCTGCTTGACTTCCTCAGAGACAAGACCAAGAGACTCGGCCATTAGATAACCCATGTCATGATATACTGTTTTATTTTTCATTAGAATAGTGTGAATACTGGTGGTTCTTCTATCTCAGATAGAAGTTCTTCTTTGAGCTTTTCTTTTTCTTGATCACTCTGTTGTATGAGTGCTGCTCCGTTCAAGCTCGCTCCACCTCCTGGTGATGGTAGCGAAGAATATTTGCCTCGGATCTCTCCGAGAATGCCTCTAGAAACTGCTAGAGCGTATCGTTGTAGCCAATTCTTGTAGTATGGATGCATGGTCCCTGTATCAAGGCCACGGTACACTAGGATGACTGATTCTCTGACTACGGGAGCAGGGTATAACTGAAGGACATTACCGTTGATTAGATCCCAGGTTCCTTCCTGGCTTAAAATCTTTCTTGTCATCTCCAGGTGAGTCTGAAGAAGGTAGAAGTCTGAGATGGCAAAGTCGCTGAATACAAAGTTGTCCTGGAAATACTTGATGAAGAAATCAAATTCCAGAGTGCCAGCCTGTGGCTGAATACTTAAAAGAGATTTCTTGTAAGCGCAGTAGGTGAGGTTATTTGCTATGTGAGCAGGTAGAACGTAAGTGTTCACATTGCCTGATGTTTCAAATGTAGCTACCTGCGTGTTCCAGAAAGGAGCGTGGTAGTCCAGGTTTGTGATAGATTCGTCGATTGCAGTCTTAAGTTGAAAGTCTGTTAACTCAACTCTGACAATGGGGTGGCCTAATCTAGCAAGAACAAAATCTTTTATAGTTTGTTCGAAAGGAGTAAACTCTATTTCTGTAGCTAAAGTCCCTGTATTAAGTTTAGATCCATCTATAGCGGTAGAATATATCTCCGTGTCCCCAAGGTTCCTACCTGCATAGGTTCCAAAAGAGTCTCCGTAACCAAGTAACTTAGGATCTACTCTTAATGCTGCCATTGTCTTCGTTTAGTTTTGGCTTTGGGCCACGCTTAGGCTTCTTTGGTTGGTCCATTAACTCAAGGTATCTAGACTCAACTAACCCTTTTGAATTAAATAATTCTCCAGGTCTTATCTCTACTATCTCCCCGTCAATATGGAGAAGCATATTCCACCTGCACTTGCTTCTATACTTATACATGTCTTATTTATATAGGAATGAACGAGGGCCAGAGGAACAAAAAACCTCTGACCCTCGCGTTTTATTTACCTATCTAGATCAGCTAACTGAAGCGCCTAGGATGCTAGAGTTTCTAGCGAACGGCGAGAATAGGAAGTTAGCGGTCGGGCCGATAACTCGGACGATCCGATAGAATCTGTTGTATGGCTCGATCTGGACCTTACCGTAGCGGGTAAGCAAGCCCTTTCTGGGCTGGAAGGTCTCAGGATCGACAACAGTTGGTAGCTGCTGGAGCGGAATGTACGGGGCGTAAACGTAGCCCGCGTCCATCGCGTTAGCTCCTTTGTAGCCAACAAGGATCTCGTCCTGCGGGTACATGGGATCGACGTAAAGGTCGTAGCGGCCCATGAACTTGCCCTTATACTCAATGCTGTTGCGACCAATGTTAGTAGGACCGTCAGCGGGCTGAATACCACCCTCAAGCTTGGCGGCACTCTCCATGAGTGAAGCCATGAGAGGAGAGGTAAGAAGCCAGTTACCCGGCCCACGCATGGTGGTGCGGTAGATATCTTGCGAAGCAAGGTTAATGACCGCAAGAAGGTTTGAGTAAACCTCACCAACGTGACGCGGGAAGAGATCAGGCTGACCAGAAGCAGAGAAATCAACAACAAAGACGTTAGAAGACTCAGAACCAGAACCTAGCTGAGTGCTTGCAGTGCCATCGCCCTGAGCACCGTTGAAGTCGTAGGTGAACTGAGCAGGAATAAAGGTGCCCGTTGTGGTGCTGTCCTTAATACCTGGGAATCCGCCGTTGCCGCCGCCCAAGTTGATGTAGTCGTTATCCATAAGGCCCTGGTTTACACCACCAAGGTTACGGTCGCGCATACCATAAGCGATCATACGAAGGTCTTCGATAAGCTCGCGGTCGATCTCAAGCTGAAGCTCCTTGGAAAGAAGGTCAGTGAGTTCACGCTCAAGGTCAAGGTTGTGATAAGCCTTAAGGTCCTGAGAAGCCTCAAGAGTCCAGAGGGCACGCATCTTACGAGTGTTGGCGACAACCGCCTCTTGCTCGATGTGGAAGGTCATCTCGGGGATGCCCGTACCAGTTAGACGCTCACCAGCGGAAAGCTGGTAACCCATGACCGCGTTAGCGTTCGGGAACGCTGCAATCTGACCACCCATTGTGCCGGACGGAGCACCGTTGCCGGAAAGCTGAGTAGCGTCCATGTTCAAGACGTTAGAAAGGTCGAAGCCTGTAGTAGCTTGCGCTTGATCAAGACCTCTGCCCTCGTTGCCATCAAAAGTACCAGCGTTACCGCCGCCGACGCCAGAAGTAGAGCCGATGGTTGATGCTGTAAGACCTTTGTAGGTAAGGTTAAACTTGCTGTAGATAGTCTGGATGTCGCCGCCAATAGCACGGTCGTTACCAAGGTAGAATACCTGAGAAACGGGACCTTGCATGGGCTGAACGCCAACTAGGCTGTTAGCAAGAAGCTGGGGGTAAACCCGGCGAACAAGAGGGAAGGCGAACTTCTGGAACGTACCAAGCTGACCAGTAGTAGTGGCAGCAGGGGTAAGATCCTCAGAAAGACGCTCCTCGACAATCGACTTAGCTTGGTTCTCTAGAAGTTGAGCAGTGACGCGAGCGGTATACTCGTTCGAGATGCCCTCAAGGACAGGCTCCCACTTCTGGACGAGAAGCTCGTCGGTTTGGTGCATAATATCCATAGTATTAATTATTAGGATTGGGAGGTGAAGGGCATGAATCTCATGACCTCATCAGTCAAGAACTCATTGCTATTTGTTTTATGAGTTCTCTCTTCGTTGATTTCCAAATCCGCTTTGGAAACAACTACCGCTTTCTCTGAAGAGACGAATGCTTCGTCCTTCGCGGCTTCAAGGTTCTCAACTTCTTCGAGAAGCTGTGCTTTTTCGGTCTCAAGCTCAGAGACAAAGCCCTCAGCAATAGAAACCTTCTTGTCCATAACTCGTACCGTGTTCTCAAGGTTCTGGTTCTCCTCAACTAGGCTCGCAAGCTGGTCGTTTAGAACGTCAAACTCTTCCTGAAGTTCGCCGTACTGGCTGGTCATTTCAGAAAGAGCATTGTCTTGATCGTCGGTGTTAAGCTCAAGGGACATGAGAGTTCTTACAGATTCGAATAGTCTAGCATTACGATAGACTTCGCTCTCTTCGGTGAGTTCTGTAAGAGCTTGTTCTTTAAGGTCATCAATTTTA